TGCATCAAGCGGATTTACCTTCTCTGCGGTAGGCACACGAGTACCACTACCAAGAACAGTATTCAGCTTGGTCTTGAGTTCATCATAAGACTTGAAGTTTGAGGGATCAAGAAAAGCGGCAAGTGAGTGCGTCTGCTTCCAGATTGCTTCTAGCTTATCCTCATTTTCATCAAGTGGCGTATTACCATCAAATTCTGACTTATCGTAGTTACGATAGCCTTCTACCTGACGAATACGGAGCTTGAAGTTGGCACCTTCCCAAAGATCAAACGGATTAACCGGCTTCTCATCTTCAAAGGTAGGCTGCATTACGTCCTTAATCTTGTCGAAAATCTTCTTACCATACTTATAGAGAAAGACTTTACCTTCGTTCTCAGGGTTCGATGGGTCCTTAACAACAAGAACGTTAGAGATATAAGACAAGCGGCGCTTCTGCTTACGAGCGATTTCCTTATTGGCTTCGATACCCGAATTCCAGAGTTCTGAATTGAGTTCGCCAAGAGGATCTGGCTTGTTAATAGTGGTCAACGAGTTTTCGATGTACCACTTTCCGGTCGGACCTTGAAAGCCGTGGTCATACACGCGAACCCAGGGAAGTTCTTCGCCTGGAGGAGCAGGAAGAAAACGAAGAACCGCCCGGCCATTGCCAGCCTTATCTACTGAAGGCTTCCAGAGGCGATCATCATCGCCGCGCTTTTCGTTTGTGGGATTTGCAATCTTTTCGACTTCTTTCATAAGTGAGTCGAAGTTGCCACGGTTCTTACGGAGTTCCGAGAGAGAATTAAAAGACATATTTGTATTCCTTACTTTGCGTTATATTGCGTTGTATTGCGTTAATATTTGCGTTGTGTATCATAATCATCATAGTCATCGAAATCTTCTTCTTGACTACCAGAGTATTTATACAGGTTTTTGCGGTGCTTACTGGATTTGTCCACACCTTTACGAACTTCTTTGACACGAGGTTCGTAATCGAAGTCTCTACGCTTAGAATGACTCATTTAACAGACCACTTGGCCTTTCTCCTTGATCCATAGTTGAGAGAATTTGTCTTTATCAAACTTGACAAAGACGCGGTACTTTGTTATCAAACGAGATACATCTTTCCATATAAAATCATTTGCTAACACAGTATTATTACTATACACGAAATTAAACAATTTGTCAAGAATAATTAGGGTTTCAAGACTAATTTTTTTACCAAGGTATAGTTTTAATGCTAAGGGATGTTGACCATCACTAATCAATGGATCAACATTTGCTTTTTCGGCCTCTAACATAAGTGTAGAGATATCTTGCGTGAACAGATATGTCAACTTCTCTTTTCTAGCCTTCCAGTCCCGATATACGTCATCACTTTCGGCATCAAATAAACCATTATGTCCATTGACAAAGTTAGCAACGAAATAATCTACCATCTCAGTAAAGGTAAATCGTTTGGCCAGCTTGCGAAACAATAGAACATCCTTACGTTTAAGAAATGTTTCTCTCTTACACCTGACACCCGATTTCGTTTTTGTGATATCGTAATCATCAGAAGTAAAATGAAGTTTGAGTGACATGTAGACACGATAAACTTCGAAAGAGTCCATTAGAAGGGTAGCTTTCCATCCTTGCGCTTCAACATATTTAGTTCTTCTGCTTCCGCACGAATCTTTTCCTTAAGTGAAGTTGTCAATAGAACCGATGCCGATTCCATTTCAATATCATTCTTCACGCAATAATCAACTAGCAAGTCCATACACGGTAGACCTGTTGTCGATGCTTGCTTCTCAATAAATTGAGAAAACTCAGTAGAAGTTCTAAACTTCTTCGTAATCAGAAATTCGTTGCTGACTTCATCTACCACTTGAAAATCCTCGACCATAAAATTGTGTTCCACTCATTTCATTTTTATCAAAAAGATACCAACAAGCATTGTCCTTGCCAGTAAACTTACTATCTTCAATCCACTTTACTCTACCTATGGCCACAACCTTACTACAATATTGTAGATAGGGTATTGCTTGTTTAGTATGCATCCAATCAGCATCAAAGAGAAGCCATGTAGGACGAATACTAGCAAACCTGTCAATCAATGGATGAAGTATCCATCGCGACCAAGGCGGATTAGTTATAATATAGCTGGTATTTGCGGGAATGTCAACAGTTAATGCATCATATTTTTCAATAGACGGGTCTTTAGGATCAATATCAGAAACCAAAGTAGCTACTGCATTACTATCTGTTAAGGTGTCGATATGCCTACAGAGTCTACCATCGCCAGCACAAGGCTCAGCGAAGGTAAACTCCGAGGGAAGAAAGGGTAAGAGAGGCTTTACTGCATCCAACGGAGTCGGATAGAAGTCGTTCTTACGATGTTCAAAGTTACTTCTCTTACCCATTCTTTATCCTGCATAAAATATATGATCACCAATTTTAGCTACTCTACGAAGATTCCAACCTGGACTTACATAGTCGGCATGATAGAATAGAACATTTTTTCCTAATACGCCATGATTAGCCCCAGCGAACAATACCTTCTCAGCAACTTTCTTTGACTCAGCATATTGTTGCGCACTGCGGACACTCTTCTTTCCTTCGCATACCCATGAGAACTGACACACACGTTTTGTTCTCTGGTATACAACGGAGCATACGGATTTAGGAAACTTGGGGCTATTTACCCTATTGATAGTGACCGCAGCGACCGCCAATTTACCTCTGGTCGACTGATTACCAGCCTCATAGTAAATGTTATCTGCTAGGCACTTCAATTCTCTGTTGTTTGCCAGACGAATATTTTGTGTCTGGATTCTTTGTTGTGTTACTTTACGTTGTTGTTCTTGGGCATCATCTTTGATGTCCTGGATTACTTCTCCAACGCCGAGGGAATATTCCCTTGCTTCTCTTTCGATGGCAGTTTCAGCATATGAATTAATTCCATATAAACTATAACTTAATAGTGTAATAATCGAAAGAAACTTGAAAAACTTCTTATTAAAGGAAGTCATCTTATTTCCATTTAGTTGTTATACTTGAGAGGGTATTAACCAGTGACTCCCCACACTGATTGTCCGAAGACAAAAAATAACCCACTGTGCTTGCTGGTGTCAGGTCGCACAATGGGTCATACAACTATTTAGCATCCGTAGGTTCTTAGTTCACTCATTTCATCGTATATACAGAACAGGCGATAGTTTTATTCTGTTTCGAGGGAAAACTATCAAAAACCCAATGAGATTATGCGGCTAGCGCATATCCTGCAAAGGCAACGTTATCGTTTGCATTTACGTTTAGTGGCACTTTGCCAAGCAATCAGTCTCGAACCGCCCTATTACACGAAAATCGAATTCCATGGTCACCCCCATCAACTACTGTGAGTTATCGATTTTCACGATCCGATCGTAAATCGCTACTCTTCTTTCCCCTCACAGTAGATGGTGGAGGTGCGGGGAGTCGAACCCCGGTCTTTCCGCCTTTATTGTTGATTGTCAACAACTGATAATCTATTTATATACTAGTTTGCTTTGGAAGTCAACCGTTTTATAGATTAAAATTGATACTTTCTCCGCAACCGCAACTGCTTGATGCGAGAGGTGCTTGTATTTCGATGACGCTACCGATAATATCAACTTTCTTATTCACGGTGCTGCCAATGAGATATAATTCAGACGGCCTATCTAACCAGAAGGTCCAATCATCATACTCCTGTGGAAAATCATCTTCTACAAGTTCGTCGGCACTCTTTACCAAATCCCACTTGTAACTGAACCCAGCACAGCCGCCACCTGCAAGAGATAGTCGGACACCTAATGCGTTGTTTGAAACGGAGACATTACGAAAATGCTCAAGCGCAGATTCCGTAAACTGTATGCGGTCTTTTATCATCAAACTATTTATCACGACTCGCTTCGAATAAGTCACGGGTTTCGATAAGTTTTTTAGCCCAGTTGTCACGCTTTTCTATGAATACCTGAGGCTCGTCGCCGTCTACGGCAATCAAGATAACAAGAAAGGGAACAGGAATACCAGTTCGTTCTTCATACATGATTGCATATGCAGTGGTCTGCATAAAGTAGGAACTGATATATTCCTTCTTCTTGGGCCGATTAGAAGTCTTAAAGTCGATTACGGCGCGAATACCATTGTATTCTCCGATACAGTCAACGCGACCAGCCATACGCAGGAAGTCGCTGTATAATGCCAACTCTTGGCAGTGAATGTTATCGATAGGTTCAAGAATTGACTTAAACTTAGTAAACATTTCCTTGTCGAGCAAGGACGCTTTCACGCTATCAAAATCGACTTCTTCATTCTTTAGATATGCTTCGGTAAGTGTGTGTATTTTAGTACCACGAGTAGAAGCCTGCTTAGAAATGCGGTCGGCTTCTTCTTCACCAACGCGCTCACGCCACTTGTTGATGCCATCTTTATTCAGAACACCGAGAACGGTGGTAGCAGAGGGATAACCAACACCTGAGGCATTGACATAAACTCTGCTACCATCTTCTCTTGTTTCATCCTGGGCGAAATCGGTATAATCATAGATCGTTTTAAACATATACTCTTATAACATGATTCACATAGTTTGTCAAGTCTTTTATGCGTATCTCTCCTCATATTCTAGTCTGGCCAGAATATATTCTTTAACCAATTTGGACCTTACTATATCATGAACAGAAAACTCTACAGTTTTGAACGAAGGCATTAGTTCGGCGATAGCGATGAACTTTTGAAGTCCAGACATATCGGTCTTTTTATATAGATCAGTCTGTCGGAAATCTCCGCAGAATATGATCTTTGAGTTTCTGCCAATTCTGGTCATAATTGAATTTAATTCCATATCCGTCATATTCTGACATTCATCAACAATGACGATGGAATTATCTAGAGTGATACCACGAACAAATGAAGTG